GTTAAAGCATTATCCATTGATAAATATAATGTAATGCCAAAAAGAATAAATAATATTTTACTCATAACCATTTCCTCTTCATTTTGTATTTTAGTAATTTTGCGAATGTGCGTCTGTATTGAGCACGTTCGTTTGAATACTTGCCACAAGTATCAAAGTCACCACGAGCCAATGCCTGTTGGTATTTTTCATCAGCTACGTTGATGTCAACTTTTAGAGCTTTCATTTTTTCTGTAAGCTCAGTTTGAGTTAGGCTTAGTAGGTAATTAGTATTCATTAGATTTCCTCTACGTTGTATTTACCAACCCAGTACTGCTTGCCATCTGCAGTTTGAGTACACCATAGTGCATCACGTTTGAAAACAATTACACAAGGAACATCTGGATGTCCGATTCCTGTCATGTAATGAGTTGGGATGAATTTGTTTTGAGTAGTAGTCATTTGATTTTGTTTGGTATATTTATATTATACAATTAATTGTAATACAATAGAAGTGTTTGTTACATAATTGTAATATAATTAAAGTGGGCGGTCAGGCGGCTGGTACAAAACTAAACCATTACTGAGCCATTAATGAAAACAATCCGAACCTAGTCAACCCACGAGGGTTGGAAGTTATTTAGCTTCCAACCTTTTGTTTAATTCAGCAATGATTCTGTCTTTAGCAATCAGTCTGCCTTTCATAACAGCAATGGTTGTATCATCTACAAATCCCTTTGCCTCTATTGCTTCTCTAGGGTTAGTTTCATTTGAAGCTTCTAAGTATTCTTCAACAGTAAAGTTCTTACAAAGAAAGTTTGCCCATGCTCTCCAATTTTTCTTTCCGTATTTAAAGCGAGCAATAAAAACCTGATCGTTGAGGTTGTTTCCATACATTAGAAACCCTCCGTGATATTTAAATAAATCTTTGTGAAAGATGTGTGTTGGGGCGATTGTTGTGTTGAGCATTTGTTTGTTTGTTTGGTATATATCTATTATACAACTAATTGTAATACAATTAAACCCCCTTAGTAAAACTGTAACAATTGTAATACATAAAAAAAGCCCTATTTCTAGGGCTTTTATATTTTATACAGGGATTTTCATTGAACCATCCTCATTTTGAAGATGCCAACATTCTTTAATGGTTACACCTTTAATTCCACCAAATTGATGTTTCTTGAAAATTTGATAAATTTTTTCAAGTTCAGTATCTGCCATGAATTTATGACCTTCAACAAGTTGCTGTTGAAAGAATTGCCCCTGTCTGGTTTCTCTCCAGTTCTTAAAAGTTAACATAGTATCTAAAAATCAAGTTTCGTTTGTGTCGAGTTTTATCCCAACAAATTAATTATAATACAATTAATAATATTTGTATTACAATTAGATAGTCTTGTAACAACCTTTAACAATTGTAATATAATTAAGCATTAAAAATGAGCTAGGTCAAAACAGGAAACCTAGCTCACTTTTATACCAAACAGGAGTACCCCTACTCCTTCTCTTTATTGTAGTACCTTTTTTTATTTCTGTCATTCCATTCTCTAAGCTCTTTTAAATCCTCTTTCGTATATTCATAATCACCCATTAACCATGCGTCGTCCTTTGCTGCTTCTATCTTTTGTTGACTTGTCATTTTTCTCTTCTTAGTTTTATTTTTACAGCTATTTTATTTCCTAGCAATTTTTTTATTTTGTTAACATCCCTTTCTGTTAAATTATTAAATATCTCATACCTTCCTACCTGATTTTTAGCAAACATCCTATGTATTTTTTTCTCTAAATCTTTGTAATCTCCTCTTGCTTCACTTACTGCAAGCACTTCATCTGGTAATTGTTGCCTAACTCTGTTTTTTATATTGTTTGCACAAGAACAACCTACTTTATGACTTCCGGCACTTTTAAAAAAGTAAACATGACCTAAATTTTTTTTATGATTCCATACTTTTTCTTTTTTATATTTAGAAAATGTAGCTGCTGTTCTTTCGCAAAAAGCTATAGAATGTTCTTCAACATCAATTTCTAATTGTTTTAATTCAGAAGCAGAAATTAAATAATGTTTTTCATCTTTTGGTAAATTATCAAAAGCATTGTTATCGTAAACCATACCTGTTGCTGTAGGGTACATATTTACACCGGCAGTTGAAAATGATATAGTCCTTGTATTGTAAAAAGGACTCATAGTTGAATATAAATAACCCATATTTAAAATTCCTCCTGATACATATTCCAAATGTCTAATTTATCTACCCAATCTGAATAACATTGTGCAGGGTCTTGATATTCACCAATAGTAGTTTTATTGGGTCTGCACCAAACAGTTCTACATTCGTCTACCTGAATATTATGTGAGGAAAGCATATAATAATAAGCTCCAAGTTGTTCGTTGGTGTTATAAGCATTTGCGTTAGGACTCTGTTGTGTTTTTAAATCCATTAATACTTTTTTATTTGTCCTTGTATCAATACCATAAGCATCAAGAGTTCCACCAATACTATGTTTTAAATCTACAACCCGATATTCGACAGCAAGTGGTTTAAAAAATTCTCTAAAATACTGATGAGTTAATAATGGACCTATCCAATCTTCATATTTAGGTTCTTCTGGAATTGGTTTATCAAGTAAATGACATTCAAGTGCCTTGTGGACAGCAGTTCCACGAGGTGCCCAGATATGTTTAAATGCCTCAATGCCTTTGCGTTTACTTTCTGGCATATCAAATCCAGTAATGCCAGTAACACTATTTGCCATTATTTCATTGGTTGGCTTCCAAATATACCTATGAGTCTCTTCATCAAAGTCAATAGGAAGTGGGGTTAATAGTTTTGGTTTGGTAGTCATTTGTTTAATTGTTTTTACAAGGGCGAAGGTCAATCATCCATTTGCAATCATTTATGCAAATGTGTGGAGAACCTTTACGAGAAATTGTAATGGAATGTAAGTCTGTTGAATCAGAAATAATCCATCCGTTTTGCCAATCTCCGTTATCTACTTTTCGTTGAACCTCCAAATTAATTGGAACTTCTTCTCTCAGGGGAGGAGGAAAAGTAGGGGTTTTATGTATTTTAATGGTTTTATTCTCATTAAAGTCATTAAAGTCATTAAAACACCCAGTATTCATATCCCCCTTAGTAGGTCTGAACAATGCAATTGGTCTGCCTTTCTCATTTGTTCGTGGTGCAACTCCATCTTGTACAATTAATCCTTTCCTTTCTAATGCTTTTAAAGTTCTCAATGCTTTATTTGCTGTCAGATTTAAAGCATTAGCAATATCAATAGTGGACATTTTTGTATTTGTTTCCCAAGACTGAATCAATCGGTCATAAACATCACCTTGTCTGCCTTGTAAATTATCCTCAAGTTCTGATATTTTTTCTGCTCTGATTGCTTCCTCACCATCACCATGAGAAATCCATTTATTGTCAGCAAGTTCTGCCACAATTGTTGAGCTTACACCTCGACCCATACAACTTATTGCAATTCTTTTATCTGTTTGAGTTGATTGATCTGATACAGCTTTTAACCAATTCATTAATATTGTTTGGTCGAAAGCTGCTGGTATTGCAGCACTACCACTTGATGCAATTACAGCATTGCCACCATAAACAGATTTTGTTGTATGGTGCAATATTATTCCTGTGACATTAAGTTCTGCTGTTGCATCTTGTATTCTTCTTATTGGTGCAGAAATCTCAGTCTTATTTTCATCAAGACCCATCTGAGAAGTTACAGATCGCAAAGTATCAATTAACAATAAACAATTAGGTCGTCTTTTACATTCCTCTACTATTCGAGCAATTCCTTCTTCATCCAATTGAATCCCAGAACCTTGAGCCCATAAAGCAATTCTTGGGTCAATAGTTATTTTGTTATTATTTTTTGTACAAAGTTTTTCTCTAAGAAATAATTTTCCCCATTGTTTGTAGCTTTGGTCATTCCCGACAATAATTAAATTATCAAATTTGTAATGAATAGGTAAATTTAAAAAAGTACTTTTATTATTTAAAACAGCACCAGCAATACCAATAACTAATGCTGATTTACCAACCTTAGGTAATGCGGAAATAAGATTCCAACTCTGATACATAAGAATCTCACCCCATACCATTGAGTCCTCAGTAATGTCTATTTCTACATCAGAACTAACTGGTTCTGGTATACCAAGCTTTTGTCCAGCAGCTTTGCAAATTATTTTCCAAGCAAAGTTGCTACTGATAGAAAAATGTAAATCTCTTTGTGTCCAAAGTTTTAACAGTTCAATTTGTCTTGTTGTGTCCTTTTCTAGACTTATAACTTTGATAGCGTACTGGTCGATTTGCCCCAGTTTTTGTAGATCCTCCTTTAATATTGTCTCTTCGTAATTCTCGTATTCGGTTGAGTCGTTTTGTGTAAAAGTCATTGTCTGCTTTGTTTGGGTCAAAATTGTCTTGTTCGTTGTAAATCCCTATCGCTTCTAATTCCATAAAAGCTGCCAATTCACTACTGATTGATGGTCTGAGTTCTTTTTCGAACTCATCTAAAGCTATATCGCTTCGGGTTTTTTGCATTTTAGAATAAAAACCCATTGCAGCCAATTCCCAATTAAATTCAGCAGGGGGTAAAGAATATGGCACAGACTTAAGCCTCTCGTATGCTTGTTGTTCTTTATCAGGGTCAATCATTTTTTAAAAAGCCAGAAAGAGTGAGTTTCTCTTCGATAACTTCTTGCACAATAGTACTGATTGATTCTTGCTTTGATTTGGCAAATTGATCAAGTGCATCACCGACACGAGGGGTAAGTTTGGATTGTATGACACAAGTTCTGAGAACTGAGCCTTTTGGTCTACGAGCCATAATATATGTGGGTTTTTTAAATATAATACAATTATATCAAATGTAAACCACTATGTATTAAATTCATAAAAAAACCCTGCCAGAAGCAGGGTTTAGTAACAATTTAATTAAGCAGTTACAAGCATTTGATCTTCTAGATATGTAAGGAATTTTTTATTCATGTAATTTCTTGACCCATCTAGTTGAGAAGCAAATGTTCTCTCATCTGTTTGGTCAGCCGCTTTTGTTCTGTTGTGGCTGGTGTATTGAGTCATTGCAGAAACAAGACCCCATGCAGTTCCTTTTCTAGATTCAAGATCACCTCCAATTAAACCACTTTCGAGAATGTTCTCTACAGTTCTGGTTTTTAACATTTCAGCTTTTTCATCATCAAAGAAACCTCTGATTGCATTTTTTGCTGTTTGCATTGTTATTGCAGTATTCATACATTTGTCTTTGATTCTGCTGTATGCTTTTGATTCTGCAATTGCTGCATCAAGTACTGGTTGTACATCACCGAATGTCATTTCTCTTAAGTGAGAGAAACAAGAGAATCTCTCATGAATTTGTCTTGTCATTCCGTTTGTACAAACAAGCTCATTAAATAAAACCATTACTTTTGGTGATTTTGATTCTCCGTAATAGTCAGTTACAACTAACCAACTGTCTGTTTTATCACCAACTTCATCAAATTTTGTTTGATCGTTAGTTAATTTTGATGCCATGTAGAAAGTTTTTCCTTTATCAAATGACCCAACAAGGTCAAGTGATATTTCTTTTTTGCTCGCATCACAGAATTGTCTGAAGTAATCAATAAATGTAGTTGGTTGTATACATTGGCGTCTTTTGCCAAATACACCAAGGGCATCCATGTTATCGCTTCTGTGCCAGATTTGTATTTCTGGATATTCACGATCATTTATTTTGTGAGGTCTGCGGTCAACATTAAAGTTGCAGCCGATTGAATTTAAAATGTCCTCATTAGACATAAATCCATGAACCTCTGCAGCAGTTCCTCTGAATAGTTTTTGATCTGTTTCAGTTAATTTTGAAGTAGGCATTTGTTTGTTTGGTATCAACATATTAATTATAATACAATTAATAGAAGATTATATAGTTAAAATCCTTTTTTAACACAAAGTAACAAAGACTTTTCCTACATCTAGGGGTGTAGTGACTATTTACGTTTACGTTCTTTTTCTTGTAAATTTTTACGATTTACTTGTTGCACTTTTTTAGTATTACTACCTCTATGTTGCTTTGGTCCATTATTTGCATTATATCTAACTGCTGATCTTATTCTTGCTAGATCAATAGCTCTTGCTCTTAATGGGTCAGGATCGTCACTTTTATCAATTATTTTCAGCCATTCAATAGTCTGATTGGGAAAATTTGTCTGAAACAAATGTAGTCTTTCAAGTTCCTTTTTAGAAAGATTAGGATAAGTCCTTTGGTAAGAATTAAAGTCCATTTAAATAACAAAGCTAGTTTGACTATAGGACTCTGGTTTTTGTGGTAATTGCCAAAGATGTTCTTTTTTACCATAGTTGCCCATAACAAATTCTTTTGTCTTTTCGAGTTTGCCATTATCTGATAAGTTGGTCATTGCTCTTCTGATAGAGGTTATTGGACAATTTAAACCAGAAATGGATAGAACCATTGATGGACTTAATGGTGTTTCATACTGATTAAAACAACTCATAATTCTTTGCTCTTGTGTTAGAGCTTGAGCTTGCGATTTTGCAAGCTCATCTGGATTTTCGTCTATTGTGTTAAAGAATGTCATGGTGCAAGCTCTGGATACATGTCAGTTAATCTTTTTTCTATTGTTTTATAGTCAAGATTATTTTCTTCAAGATATTCTTGCTTTTCTTTTTGTACCTTTTCTTTGGTTGCTTTGAGTTCCTTAATACGACTTTTTAAGTATCTAATATCAGATAAATATTCTTTTACCTGTTCGTCAACTCTTGAAAGTCTTATATCAAAATTTTCAGCTTCCACAAAAGTTTCTTCGGTATTGTCCCAACTTGTTATTTGATCTAAAATTCTTTCGTCACCATTTAAGTCGTCATTCCATAGTTTGTCATTTGGTTCACCACTTTTGTGGTACATATTTGAATGAAATTTTTGTAATATTTCAAGGGATTTTAAACCCCAGTTAAGGTAATGACCAGCTTTCATTTGTTTTCCTCCTTGTATTCTTGATTAACTTCCCAAAGTTGTTTGATTGCAGTAGTAACAAGTACACCTTCTCCTTCTCCAAACATAAGAAGTTGGTTAAGAACATCTTTTATTGGGTTTGGTGCTGAGTTGTACATTGCTGCATAATCATTTGCAATCTCGTTAACCATATTTTTCAAGATCAAGTCTTGTGTCTCTTGATCGTAGATTGTTTCGTTTGTCATAAGAAGTCTGTTTTGTTTTGACATATTAATTATAATACAATTAATAGTAATTGTAAACCAATTAATTTTGATGTAACATTCACAGTAACAACTTATTTATATGCGACATTTAGTTACTGGCGGTGCTGGCTTTCTTGGTTCACATCTAGTCGACTCATTAATTAAAGACAATCAAGAGGTCATTTGTCTTGATAATTTCCATACAGGTAAAAAAAGAAATGTTGCCCATTTGATTGGTCACAAGAACTTTGAATTGATTAGACATGATGTAATAGAACCAATACTGCTAGAGGTTGATCGTATTTGGCATTTAGCTTGTCCAGCAAGTCCTGTTCAGTACCAAATAAATCCCATAAAAACCATAAAAACTAGCTTTTTTGGTACATATAATATGCTCGGATTAGCAAAAAGAAGCGGTGCAAGAATACTTTTTACCAGTACATCAGAGATTTATGGCGACCCACAAATACATCCGCAGCCAGAATATTATCTCGGCAATGTAAATACTATTGGACCTCGTGCTTGTTATGACGAGGGCAAAAGAATCTCTGAAACTTTAATGACAGACTATAAAAGAGTTAATAATGTACAAATAAGAATTGCTCGTATATTTAATACTTATGGTCCTCGAATGTTAAAAAATGATGGCAGAGTAGTAAGTAATTTTATTACACAGGCATTAGATAATAAACCAATAACTGTTTATGGCACAGGAACACAAACAAGGTGCTTTTGTTTTGTAGATGATATGGTTGCTGGTTTAAGAAAACTAATGGACTCTGACCATACAAAACCAATAAACTTGGGCAACCCTGTAGAAATTACAGTTAATGAGTTGGCAATGCGTATATCAAATAAAATAAATGCTGCCTTGCCGCATGTAAACTTGCCACTACCAGAAGATGACCCACAAAAAAGAAATCCAGATATAACTTTGGCAAAAGAAACTTTAGATTGGTTGCCAACAGTATCACTTGATGATGGTCTTGATGAAACAATAGATTATTTTAAGTCATTTAAAAAAATTACTTGGGATAAGGAGGTGGCATACTGATGAGTGGCTCAGTATTTCAAGTAGAACATAATGGTTTGTTTTATGAATTTGAATTTGATTCTGACCATAAATGGACACATCATACGAAATGGCCTGATGGACATACATCATATTCTTTATTACAAGGAGCAGGGGGTACTTTAGATAATGCAAAAAAAAGATGTAAAGAACATATTATTGCTTGGTACAAAGACCCAGACGGATTTCATGTTGACGATAAATATGTCGACATGAATAATAAGTACATTAAAAAAATGCAAAAACGCAAGGAGGACTTAGGTACTGTGATTTCAACAGAAATTAACTTAAATGAGTTAAAACCATACATAAATAACTCAAAAATACACCCAGAAAACCAAATTAAGAATTTAATTGCATCAATAAAGCAGTTTGGATTTACACAGCCAATTGTTTGTGATGAAGAAAAAACTATTCTTTCTGGTCATGGCAGATATGAAGCTGCAAAACAAATGCAGATCGAAGCAGTACCAGTTCGTATTGTAGAAAATTTAACTGATGCACAGAAAAAAGCATATATTATTGCTGATAATAAAATTGCAGAACAGTCTGAGTGGGATGAGAACAAACTTTTAGAAGAACTTGGGAATATATCAGACCTTGATGAAATTAATTCTGATATAAAAGACCTTTTAGATTTTGATACGTTTTCTTTTTACACTGTCCGCAATATGTCAGTTGCTAATTTGAAGCCACATCCGAAAAACTACAAAGCACATCCAGCAGATCAACTTGAACATTTAAAACAATCAATAACTGATAATGGAATTTACAGAAATGTAATTGTTGCAAGGGATAATACAATACTTGCTGGACATGGAGTTGTTAAAGCAGCACAAGCTTTGGGATTAACTTCCGTTCCTGTGTTGAAATTAGATTTAGAATCAGATAGTATTGAGGCTGTTAAGTTACTTACAGCCGATAATGAAGTCTCACATTTAGGTGAGGTAGATGATCGTGCTTTATCCAATATTCTTAAAGAGATCATGGAAAATAGTGATCTCTTAGGTACCGGCTATGATGAAATGATGCTTCAGAACTTGTTGTATGTAACAAGACCAGCATCAGAAATTAAAACAACAGACCATGCTGCTGAATGGATGGGTATGCCTGATTATGAAATATCAGAGGAAGCAAAAAAGTTAATTGTTAACTTTGAAACTTATGAGGATAAAAAAGTATTTTGCGAACAAAATAACTTTTTATTTAACGAAAAAGGAACTGAATCTATTTGGTTTCCAGAGAAAGAAAGAAGAGATATTACATCTGTAGGTTTCGAGGTGGTAGATGAAGAAGCCTAATTATCCTGTTTATGTAATATCAAAAGGTAGATATGACTCCTGTTTAACAGCAAACTTTTTATTGAAAGATAAAGTAGATTTTAAACTTGTTATTGAACCGCAAGAATATGATAAATATGTAAAACACTATGACCCATCAATATTAATAACGACACCTTTTAAAAATTTAGGTCTTGGTTCTATCCCTGTCCGTAACTTTGTTTGGGAACACAGCAAGGAGTTAGGATTTAAAAGACATTGGATAATGGATGATAACATTCGATCAATTCACCGAAAGTATAAAAATACAAGAATCAGATGTAATGGCAATATTGGTCTACGTTGTTGTGAAGATTTTACTGATAGATATACAAACATAGCTATATCAGGATTAAATTACGTTTCGTTTGCTATTAAAAGAACACAGCCACCATTTCAGCTTAATGCTCATGTATATTCCACTTTGTTAATTGATAATTCACTAGATATAAGATGGCGTGGTAGATATAACGAAGATACTGATTTATGTTTACAAGCATTATCTTTGGGATATTGCACTGTTAATTTAAATGCCTTTTTAATAGAAAAAATGCACACAATGACTATGAAAGGAGGTAATACTGACCAACTTTATAAAGGTGATGGTCGTTTAACAATGGCTAGAAGTTTAGAAAAAATGTGGCCAAAAGTTGTAGAGACTACAAGAAAATTTCAAAGACCACAACATCATATCCAGAATAATTGGCAGAAATTTGATACACAATTAATAAGAAGAAAAGATATAGATTGGGATAATTTACAAAAAACAGATAATTATGGATTACGATTAGTTCAATTAAGTCAACCAAAAAGCGGTTCGAAAGAGTTAAAAAAATTATTTGATAATTAAATGTCAAAGAGATCAACAAAAAAAGAAGTTGAATGGCGAGTAAGAAAAGTTGCTGCTTTAAAGGCTAGAAATACTACACGTTCTGAAATTGTCGCTTATGGGGTTAGAGAATGGGGGGTAGGACATAGAGCCGTTGATAAATATATAAAGGCTGCAAACGAAGTGCTGACAACAGATTGGGACATTGACAGAAGACAAATGACTGCTGATGTTTTATCGCAACTTAGTACATTAGCTCAAGATGCTCGTAGAAATGGTCAACCTCATGTAGCTTTAGGGTGTATAAACACAATGGCAAAGATAGCTGATTTAGTATGAGTATTCTTGATTCACAACAAGGAAGCATTCTCGAACAGTCAATTGGTTCTAGTATTAGTTGTGATGAAATATTAGTTAAAATCAAATCTGACTTACATCCGGGGCAGCTTGCTTTTGTAGAAGATCAAGAAACACAAATCATTGGATTGTCTGCTGGTTATGGTGCTGGCAAAACTAGAAGTCTTTGTGCTAAAGCTGTACAGTTAGCTATTAGCAATCAAGGATTTACAGGTGCAGTTATGGAACCTACTGCACCATTAATAAGAGATATATGGCAGAACGACTTTGAAACTTTTTTAGAAGATTATGGGATTCCATACACACAGAGACAGTCTCCACTTCCTGAATATATTTTGCATCTTCCTGAAGGTGACTCACGAATCTTATGTAGAAGTTTTGAGAACTGGTCTAGAATTATTGGACTAAACCTTGCTTGGGTATTAGCAGACGAGATTGATACTGTTGCTCCATCTATTGCTGATAGAGCTTTTCCAAGAATACTTGCAAGATTACGTTCTGGGAATCAAAGGCAGTTTGGTGTCGCATCAACTCCCGAAGGATTTAGATGGATGTGGAATACTTTTGGAAGTAATGAAGCACAAAAGAAAACAGATCGTAAATTAATTAAAATGCGAACATATGATAACCCACATTTGCCACAAGACTTTATTACAAGATTAGAAGAGAATTATGAAAAAGGATTACTGCAAGCATATTTAAATGGAGAGTTCTGTAATATAACAACAGGACAGGTTTATGATCGCTTCAACCGCACTGTCCATGTCACTGATACGTTGCCAGATATAACAGACGAACCTTTAAGAATTGGAATTGATTTTAATATTGGAAACATGAACGCAGTTATTGGTATTGCTATTGGTGACAAATTACTCGTGGTTGATGAAATAAAAGAATCACATGACACCGACTCAATGGCTCAAGAAATTAAAAGACGCTATCCACAACAAAAAATCTATGTCTATCCTGATGCGTCAGGAGGAAACAGAAGCACAAACGCTTCGAAAACCGACATCCAAATACTAGAAAGCTATGGTTTTATTAATCAGTCAGCATTATCTAATCCCCCTGTAAGAGATAGAGTTAATTCAGTACAAAGACTATTAGAGAATGGAAAAGGTCAAGTTAGACTACAAATTCATTCAAGTGCAATAAAAGTAATTGAGTGTCTAGAACTTCAAAGTTATACTGAAAAGGGAGATCCTGATAAAGATGCTGGTTACGATCACATGAATGATGCTCTCGGTTATATTACTTGGAGGTTGTTCAATCCATTACATATGGGTGCTGGTCGCAAAACTGGTATTAGGCTTTATTAAGATTATTTATTACACTTAAGAAAACATTGGAGCAAAATGTACTCAGGATATAATTATTACAACAGAGAAACTAATGCTCAAGGCAAAGAAATAAATGATCCTAATTCTATATGGTTTCAACAAGAACCACATTGGATGTTAATAGAAGATTTGCTTGGTGGGACATATCAGATGAGAAAAAGGCATAGAAGATACTTACCACAAGAACCTAGAGAAGTAGATGAATCGTATGACAACAGACTTGCAAGGTCTGTTTGTCCTCCTTTTTATTTACGATTAGAAAGAATGTTGGCTGGAATGTTAACTCGTAAACCTGTCAGATTAAATGATACTGCAGATTCAATTCGTGAACATTTATTTGATGTTGACTTACAAGGTAATGATTTAAATGTTTGGACTTATGAGACTACAAGAAAAATGGTTAGATATGGTCATGTTGGTGTTTTAGTTGATGCTCCAAAAACAACTGAAAATGGTAGACCATATTGGGTAACTTATACACCAAGAGATATTTTAGGATTTAGAACTGAGGTAATAGAGGGGCAAGTTAAATTTACTCAATTACGTTTGCAAGAAAAAGTTGCAGTTCCTGATGGTTTATATGGAGAAAAGATTGTTGATCAAATTAGATTTTTAACAAGAGGTGGTTATGAAATACATCAAAAAGGTAAAAATAACAAATATGTAAAAATTGATGAGGGAACCACAAGTCTTTCTGAAATACCTTTTTCTGTAGCCTATGCAAACAGAATTAATTTACTCGAGTCAAGACCACCAATGGCTGATATAGCAGAATTAAATTTAAAAGCATATCAAATGCTGTCAGATTTATACAATCAGCTTCATATTTCAGCTGTACCAATGTTGGCATTTTATGGGTTTCCACAAAATGCAGAAGAAGTATCTGCTGGCCCCGGAGAAGCTATTGCATTTCCAGCAGATGGACGAGCAGAATATATTGAGCCTGCTGGTCGCAGTTATGATGCTCAATTTAAAGCTATAGATAAAGTTTCAGAACAAATTAACGAATTAGGTTTAGCTGCAGTATTAGGACAAAAACTTGCTGCCGAAACAGCAGAGGCAAAACGAATTGATAGATCGCAAGGCGACTCAACAATGATGGTAGTCGCACAACAAATGCAAGATATGATTGATAATTGTCTTGTATTTCATGGACAATACATTAATGCTGAAGCTGGTAGTTGTTTTGTTAATAGAGATTTCTTATCACAAAGATTAGACCCACAAGAAATTCAAGCATATTTACAACTTTATACTTCTGGATCAGTTACACAACAAACATTATTAAAGCAATTACACGAAGGTGAGGTTCTTGGAGATGAGTTTGATGTTGAAGAAGAAATTGAAGCAACACAAAGTGGTGGCATGGTAGAAATGGCACAACCCAAAAAAGAAGAACCTGAAGAAGAAGATGAAGAACCAAATGAAGAATAACTTATGTCAGTTCCAGAAAGTTTTTACAGGCAATCTATTGATCTGAATAGATATAGCAATCGTTTAGCAAGAGAAATAGTAACTAATTATAATGATGTAATTTTAGATTTAACAAATAAATTAGCTGTTATTGATGAAGTTAATTCACCAGCAACTACTGCTCGTATTAGATCAATGTTAATGCAATTTAAGGAAAGTCTAGAAGGTTGGTCTGTTGAAGGAACTAAGTATATGTCAGATCAATTACAATCATTGGCTGTATTTCAGACTGATTTTGTAGCAAATGAACTACAAAAAGTCTTACCTGTTGGTGCAGCTAATGTTAATACAGTACAAGTTTCAGGTGATTTTGCTAGAAGTCTTGTTTATACAGATCCAACTAGAATTAATGTATTTACATTACCAACATTAGAATCACAGGTTCAGAGAACATTTAGTCTTACTGCTGCAAAGGGTTCAGTAATTACATTACCAAGTGGAGAAGTAGTTGAAAAAGCTTTTCGTGGGATAGCTTCTTCACAAGCTGATTTTATTGCTAGAGAAATAAGAGTAGGAGTTACAGAAGGTGAATCTACGTCAAAAATAGCAAAAAGGCTAAGAGGTCGATTGCAGTTTGGTTCAAACCAAGAAATGACAGCAAGAGCACAATCACTTGCTGGTGGTACTGGAATCAAATTAGCAAATAATCAAGTAAGAACAATCGTTAGAACATCTGTAAATCAAGTTCAGACAATGGCAAGTCAAGCTGTGTATTCAGCTAATCAAGATGTAACAACAAAATATGAATATGTAGCTACTTTGGACTCAAAAACAACTGCATTATGTGGCAGTCTTGATGGTAAAACCTTTAAGTATGGAGAAGGTCCAATGCCTCCTCAACATTTTAATTGTAGATCCACAACTGTACCTGTTATTGATGATGATGATTTAAGAAGAAGATTTCCTGACACAAGACCAAGTAGTGTTGGTCGTGTGTCACAAGATGAGAGTTATCCTGATTGGTTAAATAAAAATCCAAGTATGCAAACTGAGGCACTTGGTAACAAAAAACCTTTCTTTAATTACTTAGTAAAAACTAAAAAGAAAAGTCCAAGAGATGCTTTACGTCAGATTATTCGAGATGATGGGTCTGAGTTAGCTTTAAAAGATTTAATAAAAAAATATCCAAAAGCAATTTAAAAGTTATACTATTGTTAGTTGCTTCTATTATCATGCCAAAAGGTAAAGGCTATAGTTCTATGAAGAAAATTAAAAAAAAAGGAGGTAAAAAGTAATGGCAAAAAGTTTACTGCAAAAATTAGCTGATGCTAAAAAACCTAAAAAGAAAAATGTTAAAGAAAAAAAAGAAGAAAAGTAAGATACCAGAAGATTATCTAAAAGGTTCTAAAAACAAATCAACAAAAGCTGCCGAAATAAGACGTACTGCTGCTCTTTATAAGGCAGGTAAGTATATTAATATTAAGGCTATTCAAAAATCAAGGGTTAACCAAGATGTCACAAAAAAGTCGAAGAAGTCCACTAAACGCCGCAACAAAAAAAGCACTAAAAAATAAAGCTGAGGGAACACGTTTTAAGTATGGAGAACTTGCCTCTGTCTATAGAAAAGGTCAAGGTGCTTATTTATCAAGCGGTAGTCGTAATGTCTCTATGGCAGCTTGGTCTATGGCTCGTGTGAATAGTTATATGAAAGGTGGACCTGCAAGAAAGGTTGACAAAGCTATATACACAAAAGCAAGAAAAAAATAATGGCAGTTAAACGTGGTTCTGAAACATTCTCTGGTTTTAACAAACCAAAAAGGACTCCTAGTCATCCTACAAAATCCCATGCAGTATTAGCAAAACAAGGGGATAAAGTAAAATTAATTAGATTTGGACAGCAAGGTGTATCTGGTGCTGGTAAAAATCCACAAACAGATAAAGGTAAAGCTAGACGTAAATCTTTCCTTGCTCGCCATGCAAAAAATATTGCAAGAGGAAAAATGTCTGCAGCTTTCTGGGCAGCAAAGGTCAAATGGTGATATAAATAATATAATACGTTTAGTTTACGACTAATTTATGTCTGAAGAAAACAAAGAAGTGGTTACGCCACCAGAAAACAATGCAGAACTTGATCAACTTAAGGAATCTGTAAAAAAACTTGAAGCAAAAAATTTCGAGTTAATAGGTAAAATGCAGAAAAAAGAATTAATGCAAGTGCCTGATGACTACGAGGCTTTATTAGCTTTTAAACAAAAAAAAGAACAAGAAGAGTTGGAAAAAGAAGGAAAGTATGCAGAATCAAAAACTTTATTAGAACAACAATACAGAGATAAATCAGCAGAAGATAAAGAGAAAATACAAAAGCTTGAAACAAGAAATAGAGAACTTGAACTTATTGCACCAGCAATACAAGCTTTATCTGAAATAACACATGATCCAGAATTGGTTTTAAATAATTTAGTTCCTAAAGATCAAATACAAATTAAAGATGGTCAGCCGATTGTTGTTGATGGATATGAACAACTACCTGTAGCTGAATATGTAAAAACAAAACTAGAAAAAGAAAAACCCTATTTATTAAAAAATAAACCATTAAGTGGTGGAGGTGCTCCAATTTCAAGACCATCTTCTGATACTTTTTCAGAAGATATGTTGAAACCATTTCTTAGAGCTAGTGAAGATATAACAGAACAAGGACGCATTTTTAAGACATATGGAAAAGAAACTTGGCAAAAGTTGAGAGATATTGCTAAAACACGTTAGTATATAGGTTATTAGGCAAAGTTACGCTAGGCCAATAGGGTTACGCCCACAACCGTTAAACTTTTATTCTTGAACACATGGCAGTTCTCAGGAGCGACATAATCGTCCCAGAGGTATTTACTCCATATGTCATAGAGCAAACAACTGCACGAGATTC